AAAGTTCACAGGGGAAGGGTCCAACGACCCGCGGCTCTCGAGTAAGTCCTAAAGACTTCATTCGATCCGCGGCAGCGAAGACCACTGTCCCCATGCCCATGGTAGCACGGCAAAAGCTCCCAGCGAAGAAAAACACTCCGTTGAAATCAGTTGTAAGTGTTACATCAGACGCCGTAAGGCGCGATGTTAGTAATGCTTTGAATGTAATTGTTGATATCTTCGTGTTGTACGGTTTTCGAGACGCCAAATCTAAGGCTTTCTTAGCAAGTCTCGAACGTACTATCGACAGATGGGTTTCTTATACTGGTATCCCTCGCGTGCAAAGTGTCGCTGAGTCAACCCTTGTGGTTGACAAGAATGCGGCACCTGCTGACAATAAGTCATGCGAAGTTCCTTTGGCGACTCCAAAAGAGTCGGCCATAGCGTGGATGGTTGTTGCGAAATATAAGATCGCTGCATTTTATGCATTCTGGACAGACCAAGTTCTTCCGGAACAACCTCCATTTAATAACCAGTCAAGTTTGTCACTTGATAAACCCGCTTCTCTATTGGGTGGGTCAGCGTATCGCTGGATGCGTCGTTTTCTTAACAAAAACGTAGATGGTACAAAGCACTCCTTTCTGTTCTCTGTTCTTCAGAGTAAGAAGGGTATGCCTCGTCCCACCGCAAACCAGTGTCGAATTGCAGCTTTAAACACTGCTATTTCGCTGACCACCTTAAGAGAGCGTCCGGCCGCTCGTTTTGCTGTGAGTTGGGACAATTTGTCTATTCGAACTATAAGTTCGGATATCAATGTCCTTATTAACGCTACAACGATTCGGTCGAACATCCGTCGAACTGTGTATGAGTTGTTTGAGAAGCAACCACAGTACACTATTTCCGATATGGCGACGCCAATGGTCCCGAGCTTTAACTCTTCGTACTATAGTTCACGAACGAAGTTTGGCTCTGCCGGGGAGCTTAATGCCCTTGGCTATATCGGGGAAGATTCAACTTTCTCACATTATCTTGATGAGGAATTAATTTTGGTGGGCCTTCCTATAGGCTCGGCTCCGAAGATACAGATCGGAGCCTCTGTTGAGTTAGAGTCGGATCAAGAGCGTTTATTATATTTCGCTGATCCCCTCTTTGTAACAGCTTTTAGAGCTGCGTGGCTTCGTTTTATGCCTGACCTTATGGTCGGGGCATTAAACGAGGAGCCTCTTGCACACCCGTTGGGTTTGGCAGAAGCTCTGAAGATGCGAGTGATCACGAAGGGACCTGCGGTTTCGCAGTATCTCCTTAAGTCACTCCAGAAGTATCTTCACCGTACTCTACGACGGCATAAGTCCTTTAGACTTATAGGTACGCCGGTAACCAGTGCGATTGTAAAATCAGCACTAGGTAGATTACGCAATAATCAGAAATTC